GCAATATAGTCAATTTCCAAGCCAAGCGGTTTCAGATGCTGAAAAGCAGTCTTTAGATTATGGGTTTAGAGTAGCTAAAGCTATTGAACAAGATTGGTTTAACAGAGATGGTAATATCGGAAGATTTTATCAATCTGCTAACGAATACCATAACCTTAGATTATATGCAAGAGGTGAACAGGCAATTGGAAAATATAAAGATGAATTTTCAGTTAATGGAGATTTATCCTATTTAAATTTAGACTGGAAACCAGTTCCAATTATTCCTAAGTTTGTGGATATTGTTGTTAACGGTATGCAAGATAGGTTGTTTTCTATTAAAGCTGTAGGGCAAGATCCTATTGCTACAGATAGAAAAACTAAATTTGTTCAGAATATAGAAAAAGATATGGCCGCAGATGCCCTATTAGATATAATGGAAACAGAATTGGGCAAAGCACCTAGGGCTGTCCCTAAAGAGGAATTACCTTTAAATTCAGAAGAATTCCAATTATACATGAATTTAAATTACAAGCAAGGTATTGAAATAGCGGAAGAAGAAGGTATAAATAATGTAATGCTCTCTAATAAATATGATGAAATAAAAAGAAGAATAGATTATGATTTAGCTGTTATTGGTGTAGGCGCTGGAAAATGTACTTTTAATAATACAGATGGCATAAAACTTGATTATGTTGATCCTGCTAATCTTATATGGTCTTATACAGAAAATCCAAATTTTAGTGATTGTTATTATTTTGGTGAAGTTAAAAGAGTAAAATTAAATGAACTTAAAAAACAATTTCCTGGAGTAACTAATGAGGAATTTCAAGAATTAACTAAACAAAGTTATGATTGGACATCTTATAATGATTATACTAATGCTTCCTGGAATAATGACAATAATATAATCTCTGTATTATATTTTAATTGGAAAACTTGGGAAAATAATGTTTATAAAATAAAAGAAACATCTACAGGTGCTAGTAAAGCAATACAAAAAGATGATTCTTTTGACCCTCCTAAAGATAAAAGAAATAGATTTGAAAAAGTAGCAGAAGCCGTAGAAACAGTTTATGAAGGAGTATTAATATTAGGAACTAACACAATGCTCCAATGGGAAAAAGCATCTAATATAGTAAGGCCAAATTCTAATACTAATTTAGTATTAATGAATTATGTAGTAAGTGCTCCTAGAATATATAGAGGCGCTATTAATTCATTAGTAGCTAAAATGATGCCTTATGCGGATTTGATCCAATTAACGCATTTAAAAATGCAACAGGCTATACAAAAAATGACGCCATCGGGGGTATATTTGGATGCAGATGGACTAGCTGAAATTGATTTAGGTAATGGCACAAATTATAATCCTCAGGAAGCACTTAATATGTATTTCCAGACAGGGTCTATTATTGGTAGATCATTAACCACAGAAGGTGATCAAAATTTAGGAAAAATTCCTATTACAGAATTACCCGGTGGTGGGGGAAATCAAATTCAAATTTTAGTTACTGCTTATAATCAATATATACAAATGATTAGAGATATAACTGGTTTGAATGAAGCTAGAGATGGTTCTGATCCAGACCCTAATTCATTAGTAGGTGTCCAAAAATTAGCAGCGGCAAATAGTAATGTAGCCACAAGACATATACTAGATAGTAGTATGAATATTACTACGAGATTAGCACAATGTATTGCATTACGATTTAAAGATGCCTTAGAATACCACCCGACTAAAGAAGCATTTATAGGTGCATTGGGACCGTTTTCAGTAGGTTCATTAGAAGAAATGAAAGATTTACATCTTCATGATTTTGGTATATTTTTAGAATTAGCACCAGATGAACAAGAAAAAACCCTTCTTGAAGCTAACATACAAATGGCTTTATCAAAAGAAAATATATTTTTAGAAGATGCAATTGATGTAAGAGAAATAAAAAATATTCAATTAGCAAATCAACTACTAAAATTTAGAAGAATTAAAAAACAACAAGCTGATCAACAACAAGCTCAAGCTGCCAGCGCTGCGCAAGCGGAAGCACAAGGCCAAGCGCAAGTTGTTGTAGAAAATGCTAAAGCACAAGCAGAGCAAGTTAAAACAGAATCTAAAATTCAATATCGAAAAGCTGATATAGAATTTGAAATTAAAAAGCTTGAAGTTGAAGCTAGATCAAAAAGAGAATTAATGCAATTTGAATTTGATTTAAATGTTCAATTAAAACAATTAGAATTACAAGCTCAAAAAGAGCTAGTAGATAAGCAATCAGAAACGCAAAAAGAGGTTGCAAACGTGAAGGCTTCAGTAAGTAGTATTGCTGGCCCACCAGATACTGGTAAACCAAAAAAATCTTTTGAATCAAAAGGTAATGATGTTTTAGGTGGTATTGATCTATCAAGGTTTGAACCTAGATAAAAACAATTAATTATTATATTATATTATGGAAGAACAAGAAACACAAGTTAAAGAAGTACCAGAAGTTAACGAAACTCCTCAATCTAAAGAAGCGGCTGTATTAGAGGAAGCTGTAAAAAGCGGAGAAGTAGATAAAGACTTTGGATTACAAGATGATGGGGTCTATAAAATAAATTTAGACAAACCACCTAAAGAGGTTAAAAAGGAAACTAAAGCTAAAACAAAAAAAGCAGAACCTAAAGCAGAAAAAGATGCCGTTCAAAAACAAGAAACAAAGGCTAGCGATGTGCCTATCAAAAAATCCGAAGACTCGCCAAGTGTGCAAGAATTGGATAAGGAAGTACGGGGATCCGCTAAGGAAGAAAAAGAAACCGTTAAAACCGAGGAAAAAGTATTAGATAAACCAATTGAATCTAATGCTGAAACTAGTATTCCAGATTCGCCACTTGAATTAATAACAGAAGAGAATACTAAAGAAAATAAAAAGAAGGAGAAACTTGAAAAAGAAACTCCTGTTTTACAAAAAGAAGAAATTAAGGAAGACCCTAAAAATCTTCCAGAGAATGTTGATAAACTAGTTAAGTTTTTAGAAGATACAGGTGGAACTATTGAAGATTATGTAAATCTTAATCGCGATGTATCTAAAATGGATAATATTAGTTTATTAAGAGAATATTACTCAAAAACAAAACCTCATTTAGATTCAGGAGATATTGATTTTTTATTCAATAAAAACTTTTCCTATGATGGGGAAGCGGATAATCCGCAAGAAATAAAAGCTAAGCAATTAGCTTTTAAAGAGGAATTATTTAATGCTCAAAATTACTTTAATTCAAATAAAGAAAAATATTACGCTGATCTTAAGTTAAGAAAGGAAGATACTATGACTCTTGAACAAAAAGAAGCAATTGAACATTACAATAATTACAAGCAACAAGCAAAAATCACAGAGGAAAAAAGAAAAAATTTTCATAACGAAACAGATAAAGTTTTTAACGATAATTTCAAAGGTTTTGATTTTAAGGTCGGAGAAAACAAATACCGTTTTAAAGTTGAAAATCCTACAAAAGTTAAAGAATTTCAGTCTAATATTACTAATTTTGTGAATTCCCATATAGATAATAACGGCGACATAAAAGACGCTAGTTATTATCATAAATCTTTATTTGCTGCCCAAAATGCAGATAAAATAGCTAGTCACTTTTATGAGCAAGGCCGTGCCGATGCTATTAGAGAAAGTGCTAAAAAGGCTAGAAATATAAATATGGATCCCAGAAATGATAATTCTTCTATGCCAAAAACAAATACTTCTGGCGTACGGGCTGTTTCTACTAACGATAATGATTCTAGTAAGTTGCGAATTAAATGGAAATAATAATAACTTAAAATCAAAACAATATGGCTTTTACAGCTGGGGTTCCGGCCCCTTTACAACCAACCCAAACTAAAAATATGTATGCGGGGAATTATATAAATTTCACAGATACAAATTTTGCACAATGGGGACAACAATTCTTACCTGATGTATACGAAAAAGAAGTAGAACGATATGGAAACAGAACTATCGGTGCTTTCCTTCGTATGGTATCAGCAGAAATGCCTTCTGCGTCTGACCAAATAATTTGGACTGAACAAGGAAGATTACATACTAGATATACACAATGTCTACACGTAGCTAATAATGCTGCTACAACAGCTTCTACTGCTAGCGCAAGTACAGCAGGAGGTGTAACTCAGCACTATTATGTTAATCCAGCTAACCAACCTTCAAGCTTAGGTTCAACTACACAAGCAACTACCGAAGTTAACTTCAGACTTGGTCAAACAGTTATGATCCAAAAAGAAGCAGCTACAGGTAATATTGGTGCAGCAGGAGCGGCTGTAGTTAAAGGTATAGTAACATTCGTATCAGCACAACACTTTTCTATAAAAAGTTATACAGGAACACCTGCAGTTGCAGCTGGCGATAAATTTACAGTAATAGCTTACGGATCTGAATTTGCAAAAGGAACTTCAAACTTCACTGGCAAACTTGATCCTAGTTATGCTACTTTCTCTAATTCACCAATTATCTTAAAAGAAAATTATTCTATCAATGGATCTGACACTGCTCAGATTGGTTGGATTGAAGTTACTTCTGAAAATGGAGCTAATGGATATTTATGGTATATGAAATCAGAACATGAAAATAGACTTCGTTGGGAAGACTATTTAGAAATGTCTATGGTTGAAGGTGTTTTACAAAACGGTACTGGTGCTGTTTTAGGATATGGATCAACTCAAACCGCTAAAGGTACTGAAGGTTTCTTCGCATCTTTAGAAGCAAGAGGAAATGTATATTCTGGATTTGGAGCACAAGCTGCTGGTGGTGGTGCACTTACTGACTTTGATGCTGTACTTAAACAATTAGACAAACAAGGAGCTATCGAAGAAAATATGCTTTTCTTAAATAGAAATCTTTCTTTAGAAATTGATGATATCCTAGCTCAACAAAATGGAGCTTATGCTGGTGGTACTTCTTTTGGAGTATTTAATAACAGCGAGGATATGGCACTTAATTTAGGATTTACTGGTTACAGAAGAGGTTCTTATGACTTCTATAAAACTGACTGGAAATATCTTAATGATTGGTCAACAAGAGGTGGTTTTGGAGAC